TATTTGACTTGCCTAAAGGATGTTTAATTGCATTTAAATCAATGGCTGTACCGGATGCGTGATTACTTAAAATTCTATCTGATCCCCTGGTTTGTCTAAAAGCAAAACCCCAATCATCTAGTTGGCCTTGATCAATGGGTTCTACTAACTCATGGAAATCTTTGGCAAAATTAACAAGCAATGGTGCAACGGCTTTGGCACATGCAAATTTAATTTTTGTACCGGGTACTGTAAAAGTTTCAATACCTAATGCCTTGCGATCCTCACTAGCCGGCCAACCATTAGGGCTAGTGAGTTCTCTTATTGTTGCCATAATTTAAATGCTTATGAAAGCAATAACCGGGCTTCCTCGGCAGTAATGCCAAGTTTTGCTAATAGATCAGCCTTAGCAGTTGCCTTTGCTTCGGCTTCGGCTTGTGCAGTTGCCTGTGCTGCTTCCTCAGCATCAAGTTGATCAAGTTCGGTTTTTGTGTAATAAACTATTTCAACAACATTATTGTCAGGTTTTGCTTCATCAAAACCACCTAATCCATAAACTATTGTTTTGATTTTTTTAGTCATTATGCAATCCTCATCGCTATTAATGGTTGAGTTGAGCCGTTAACTGCTGTTAATGTTCCAGCAGTAGCAAATGCTCCAGTTACTCCAGATTGAGTAAACCATTGTGTTCGTGTATCTGAAGCAGTTAACGCAGTATTTGTTCCTATCCAGTATTGATAAGCATATCCAGTAGTTCCGTTAAAATTATTTGTTGATCCTGCGGTTTGAGAGTTCCAGGCTAAATAATAATAACCAGCAGGCGGTGTAACTGAAATTGTAATTTCTAATTCAGTATTTGCTGCTGTAACATTTATAGTTCCCGCATCTAAATAAACTGTGTCTGGCAATCCTGTTGTTGAATTTGCATTGTATATTCCCATTCTTACAACTCCGCTACCAGCAAAGTTACCTGCTGACCTTGTGCTTATCCTGTCAAAAGCATTACCATCCAAATAAATGGGAATGTAGTATGTAACATCTTCAGTTGCAGTTAGGTTGTCGCTATATGTTGCTTGCGCTCTTACATACCTGCCAGCAATTTTACTTATCATAAAAGGTTTCACAGAAGATACATTGCCCCATGCTGGAACTCCACCACTTACAGTTAAAACTTGTCCAGTAGTTCCAATTCCAAGTCTTGCAGGTGTTGAACCACTTGATGAATAAATTGTGTCGCCTGTTGTAGTCATTGGGTTAGTCATGCCAGTTGTATCTAAGTTAGCCCAAGCAGAACCAGTGTAATAAGTTGTAACATTTGTATCTTTTAAATAAGCAAAATTACCTTCTTGCGGTGATGTAACGGCGGCATCTCTAGCGGCGGCACTAGCAAATACCCACACACCTTGCATTAAATAACCATTTGTATCTGCGGCGGTTAATACATCACCTGTTGCAAAATTTTTGAATCCTAAACCTGCGGCCATTTATACACTCCTAATAAGCAAGAGAATCTTCATCAAGTTTTCCATCTACAATTGAGTTTAGCACAAAGCCTGATGCAAACGGCTGAGCGCATGTAAAAGTTACAAGAAAAGATTTAGGGGTTATTTCATAGGTAAGGCCTGCAATTACGCTATCTGTAACCACATTTCCGGCAGGTAATGTTTGGGTTACCTCTATCGGGTCAAACATATCTAAATTCAATGCCGCTACAACCCGGGTAGGGTCATTCTCACCATAGGCATCAACCGTTAATGAGTTTAACTGTATATCCACACCTTGTTCTTTACGGCTTGCAATAATCATTTGTGCTTGATTTAACGCATCCGCTTCTGTTTGCATAATGCCGCTTCTAACCCGACTATGCTGAAAATAATCATCAATACTGACCGTATCACTGGCTGTCTGACCGCTTAATCCAGTTGGCGTAACCGTTACTTTATTGATCATTTGGTAATCTGAAATATCAAATTGCGTTGCCTGGTAAGTAACATCACCTGATCCTGGTACATCACTAAATACTGTTTGTATCCCACCTGATGCACTAATAATGTCAGTGCGTGATAAAAATTTGGCATAGCCTCGTTGATCCATATAAAAAGCACCCAAATCAGTGGCTTCAACTTCTTGACAAGCGGCTAATAATGATCTTGAAGTACCAACATCTGCCTGTACTGTTGTAGTTGCAGTGGTAGATATATCACGCATAGCCCCCGGCCAATCACCTGCATTTAACAAACTTGAAATTCTTTGTGCGGTAGTTTGTCCGGCAGTGCCACCACTTACAGATGTGATGGTAGTTAAGTTTAATAATTGGAATCCATCTACACATGCCAAAGTTACATAGGCTGGATCAAATCCGGTAGGGCTTTGATAATTCCATTCTTGTACATACATAGAACCTAAACTATATGTAACACCTAAATATTCTGCCGTAAAACGAACTTTACGCATAGGTTTAATCTTGCCGTATAAAGAAGAACCGGTGTTGGCTGGATTAAATTCACCGGTTTCATCAACAAATACAATGCGTGCAGTACCACCGGTAAAACCATCTGATGATCTATTAAATGCACGGCGTATATAACATTGAGTTACATAAGGTGTAATATCAACCACATCTGCGGCAACATCACCTAAAACTGCAAAATCTAAAGGTGTTGAAGGATCATCAAGCACAAGGCTAGGATCAAATGATGCACCGCTTGAAAAATCAATTTCGGCTTTAAATATTGCGGCTGGCATTATCTACCCAAATTACTTAACTGAGTTACTGATCCTGATCTGTTTAAGTTGTATAAAGCATCTTGAATTACAGATTGTAATTGCCCTTCTGATATAACTGATCCTGCCACATTTACATTCACGGTTGTACCCATACCGCCCATTTGGTTTAAAGGTACTACCGCTTCTGATCCGGATTCGCCAATTAATGCAAGGGTGGGTTGATTAACAATACCGCCGTCTGCCATTTTAGGTACATTATTTAATAATGATTTCATTCCGGATAATGCTGGTGCGGCCTGATCTAATATATCCCTGACATTAGCACGCAAAACAAGTTCTTGCGATGCCTTTACAACAGGCTGTATCCCACTTAAAATTGGTTGTACTTGTGATCTTAAAAGTTCTAATTGCTTATCTTTTAATTGATCCATTAACGCTAACATTTTGCGTAATTCATCATTAGAATCTAATAATTTCTTTAAATATAATTCAACGGCTGTAACACTCATGCCCCATTTTTTAGCCAACATGTCAATTTCACCGGCTGTAATTTGTCCATCTTCAATAACCTTTAATACATCTGCGTAGCGTTGTGCTTCATCAACGGCGGCTTTTGTACCATCTGCCAACTTTTGTAATATCTTTACACGCAACTCATCTTCGGCAGATAATTTACGGCTAAGTGCGGCTTGTAAATTGATGCGATCAAGATCAAACATGGCTGATAATTCAGCCTTCTTTTTTTCCAATGCCGCTTGCGCACTTTTTTCTTTAGTCATTGCTTTTTCTCTAGCCAAAATATCTTTTTGTATTTTAGCCAAAATTTGTTCAGTGCTAAGTTCTTTTTTGCCATAAAGTCTTTGTTGTTCTAAAGCATCAATAGTTATTTGAGATAAACCAATATAACCGCGTTCTTGCAGGATTCTTTTCTCTCTTAACCTTATACCTTCTTGTTCAATCTTTTGTAAAGTGTTGCCAGCATAAGTGGCTTCACCAGTGATACCTTCTAATGCAACTTTAAAGAAATCTAAGTATGCGCCTAATCCTTTTTTCTCAAATGTACCGGCAGTACCAACCATAATGTCTGCAAATTGTGTGGCAACTTTTTGTAATTTAAATCCAAATACATCTAATTGATCTGAACCGGTAGCCAATAAAGATACGGAAGTAAGTAAACCCTCACCTAATGTTTCAGTGGCTTCACCAGCACTAATTCTAAATGATGCCAATTGACCGGCTAATGTTTTCGTTTGTGCTTCGGCTGATCCACCATATTTATCCAAATTTTGCATTAACTGTACAAAGCCCATTGCTTTGGCTTCGGCGGCTGTAAAGCCGACACCTAATTTACCAATTGCAGTGTACTGACCAATTGCGGCTTTATTTATTGCATTTAAAACAGTATCTAAATCTGCACCTGTGCCGGTTGAAACATCTAAGGCTTTACTAAGCAAATATTGTGATGATTGTAGATCACCTGTTTGTGCAATCAATTTTTGTAATGCAGGTACTAATTGATCTTCAGTAACATTAGTTGCCTGTTGTAAATCTGCTACAAAGTTTTTTACATCAGGTAGGGCAAACTCCTGGCCTATACTCTTTAAAGTAAGTTGTAGTTGTTTATCTAATCTTTCCTGGGCTAATGCGGCTTGAATAGAATTTTTAGTAAATATGGCTAACCCTGCGGCGGCGGCTACCCCACCGGCTTTAGCAAAAGCCCTTAATCTAAATGATCCGGATGCAACTACTTTGTCAAAACCTTTTAATTCTTTTGTGGCACGCTCTAAGCCTTTTTTATCAAATTTGGTTAGGAAGTTAATTGCAACATATTGACTTAATGCCATGTTTAACCCCTAAATTTTTCGCCTAGATATTTTTTAAGCACGCCGTATAGATTATCATTTACTTGCCCACCTAATTGTTGTGATGCCCTATAAATCAATCTTTTTTCTTTATATCCGCTTGAACTAGCAGTGCTTTGTAATTTGCCAATAAAAGATTCACTAGCATTGTTATTACGACTTATGCGCCTAGTTCTACTTCTTGATCTTGATGTACCAAATCCTGCTAATTCATAAATTATACCCGGTACAGATTTGTTAATCACCGCTAATGCAGTAACAGAAAATGTAGTACCTTTAACTCTTTGAACTTTAGTTTTAGCCGCGCTAACTCTTATGCCGCGTATAACTTCTGTTTGTGACCATTTCCAACGGCTTCTTTGGCCTTCGCCAATAGTTCTACCCCGGTGTGCAGTGTCATTAGCCCATCCCCATGCAGGTGGATATGAAGGTTCAACATCACGCCATCCTGGAAATGGTGAATGTGGCACAAAACTTTGTGCCAATTTTGCAACAGGCTTTACAGCCTTAGTTAATTCCCTTCTAAATTCTTTATGTAAATCAGGTTCTATCTTTTTCATAGTGGCCAATAATTCATCTAAATT